CATGCATTTAGAGATGAAACAAAAAATAGTATATTTAATTTAGTAAAAATATACGAACAGATAGATTATAACGATGATTTATCAACTACACTACCTATAACAATAGGTAATTTTCAATGGGTTAATGGAAAAAAAGATACACAAGTAATATTTTATCCTAATCCACAAGGTAGATTTAAAGTAAGCTGGGTACCACCTCAACATTTACAAAACAGAGTTGTACTAAAAGGTGGTGTAAAATATCCTGCTAATGAACATTTAGGCGCTTTTGGTTGTGATAGTTATGACATATCAGGAACTGTTGATGGTATAGGATCTAAAGGAGCGCTGCACGGGTTAACTAAATTTAGTATGGAAGAAGCACCTTCAAATATGATATTCTTAGAATACTTAGCTAGACCTCAAACAGCGGAGATATTTTTTGAAGATGTTTTAATGGCGTTAGTATTTTATGGTATGCCAATACTTGCAGAAAACAATAAACCAAGATTATTATATTATTTAAGACGTAGAGGTTACAGGGGTTTTAGCATGAATAGACCTGATAAGGTTTGGAATAAATTATCTACGGCAGAAAAAGAAGTTGGCGGTATACCAAACTCAAGCGAAGACATAAAACAAGCTCATGCAGCTGCAATTGAAATGTATATACAAGACCATGTTGGTTTAAAACAAGATGGTAATTATGGCAACTTGTATTTTAACAGTTTATTAAACGACTGGGCTAGATTTGATATAAACAAAAGAACAAAATTTGATGCTGCAATAAGTTCTGGTTTAGCTATTATGGCTTGTAATAGACATTTATATAGGCCAAATGCAAATATAGAAAAACCAAAATTAAATATAAATATTGCTAAATATAAAAACACAGGTAGTATTTCTAAATTAATAAAATAAATATGTATAAAAAAGTTATAAAAAATTATTTTCCTAGTCAAGTGGTTAGTGACGCAGAAAAATCTAGCAAAGACTACGGCCTTGAGGTTGCGAAAGCAATTGAAAGTGAGTGGTTTCACAATGACAAAGGTCACAATAAATACATAAAAAACAGGAATAGTTTTCATTCGTTAAGGCTTTATGCTAGAGGAGAACAATCAATACAAAAATATAAAGATGAGTTATCTATAAACGGTGATTTATCTTATTTAAATTTAGACTGGAAACCTGTGCCTATTATACCTAAGTTTGTTGATATAGTAGTAAATGGTATTGCAGAAAGAACTTTTGATATTAAAGCTTATTCACAAGACCCGTATGGAGTAGGTAAAAGAACTGAGTACATGGAGTCCATGCTTGCTGATATAAGAACAAAAGATCTTGCTAATTTTGCTGAACAAAACTTAGGTATTAATATTAGAAAGAACGACGTACAAGATTTACCAGAAACAGAAGAAGAGTTACAGCTTCACATGCAGTTAACATATAAGCAAGCTATAGAATTAGCTGAAGAGCAAGCGCTAAATGTTTTAATGAATGGTAATAATTACGAATTAACTAAAAAACGTTTTTATTATGATTTAACAACTATAGGTATTGGGGCAGTAAGAACAAACTTTAACACTTCTCAAGGTGTTACTATAGATTATGTTGATCCAGTTGATTTAGTTTATTCTTACACTGACTCACCATATTTTGATGATATATATTATTGTGGTGAAGTTAAAACTATACCGTTTAATGAGTTAATAAAGCAATTTCCTAATCTTACTCAAGCTGATTTAGAAAGTATACATAAAAGTAGTAGTAGAAGAATGACGTCAATGGATAATAGAGATATGTATTCTGACGAAGAGTCTGACCAAAACAAAATAGATGTTTTATATTTTAATTATAAAACTTATAATAACGAAACTTATAAATTAAAAAATAAAAAAGATGGTGGTCAAAAAGCTATAGAAAAAGATGATAGCTTTAATCCACCAGAAAACGTTGAGGATTTTAGCAAAATATCAAGGAAAATAGAAGTTCTTTATGAAGGCGCTATAATACTAGGTTCTGATAGAATATTGAAATGGGAGTTATCTAAAAATATGATGAGACCTAAAAGCGATCATACTAAGGTAAAAATGAATTATTCTATCGTTGCACCACGTATGTACAAAGGACGTGTAGAGTCTTTAGTTGGTAGAGTAACTGGTTTTGCTGACATGATACAGTTGACTCATTTAAAGTTGCAGCAAGTAATGTCTCGTATGGTACCAGATGGTATATACCTTGATGCTGATGGTTTAGCTGAAATAGATTTAGGTAATGGTACAAACTACAATCCACAAGAGGCGTTAAACATGTTTTTTCAAACAGGTTCGATAATAGGTAGATCATTTACATCTGATGGTGATATGAACCCTGGTAAAGTGCCAATACAAGAAATAACTAGTGGCAATGGAGGTGCTAAAATGCAAAGCTTAATAGGCACGTATAACTATTACATGCAAATGATTAGAGATGCAACTGGTCTTAATGAAGCTAGAGATGGTACTATGCCAGATAAAATTGCTTTAGTTGGAGTACAAAAGCTAGCCGCAGCAAATAGTAACACGGCTACAAGGCACATATTACAAGCTGGTTTATATTTAACCTCTGAAGTTGCTGAGCAAATATCTTTAAGAGTTTCTGACATACTAGAGTATTCGCCAACAAAAGATGCTTTTATACAACAAATAGGCGCTCACAACGTTGCTACTTTAGAAGAAATAAAAGAATTACACTTGTATGATTTTGGTATATTTTTAGAATTACAACCTGACGAAGAAGAAAAGCAAATGCTAGAAAACAATATACAAGTTGCTTTGTCAAAAGAAAATATAGAGTTAGAAGATGCCATTGATCTTAGAGAAATAAAAAACATAAAACTTGCTAATCAACTGTTAAAAATACGTAGAAAGAAAAAGCAAGATAAAGATCAGCTTAGACAACAGCAAAATATGCAAATGCAGTCTCAAACTAATCAGCAAGCAGCACAAGCGGCTGCACAAGCTGAAATACAAAAAAATCAAGCAAACATGGAGCTTGAGATGCAGTTAGAACAAATGAAGTCACAGTTAGAGTCTCAACGACAAGCAGAAGAGGTTAAATACAAAAAAGAATTAATGGAAGTTGAATTTAACTACAACATAAAGTTAAAACAAATGGAGTCTGAGGCTAACACAATGAAAGAAACTGAAAAAGAAAATCGTAAAGACGAAAGAACTAGAATACAAGCTACACAACAAAGTGAACTTATAGAACAAAGAAATACTGGTAATACACCTAAAAACTTTGAGTCTGCAGGTAATGATATATTAGGAGGAGGCTTTGATTTAGGTAGTTTTGAGCCTAGATAAATTATTATTAATTATTATATTATATTATGGAAGAAAATGTAGAAAATGTAGTTGAAGAAACTACACAACCAACTGAACAAACAGTTGATGAAAGTAAATTTAAAAGTGCCGGAGATGACGAGGTCATTAAGGTTGATTTAAGTAAACCACCAACACCAAAAGAAAATGAAACTAAAGAAAATAACCCTGTCGACGAGGGAGTGGCTACAGAGCCTGAAAATGCCGAGTCCACAGAAAAACAAGAAGAAATACAACCGGAAGCTGAAACACAAGAAACTCCAGTATTAGAAGAAGTTACAGAAGAAACTACAAAGCCTGTTGAAAACATAGAAAATGTAGTAGAAGAGCAGGCCGGTCAAGCTATACCAGAGGGATTACAAAAAGTAATGGACTTTATGGAAGAAACTGGTGGTAATTTAGAAGATTATGTAAGACTTAATCAAGATTACGCTAATTATGATGATATGGCTATATTAAGAGAGTTTTACAAGCAAACAAAACCTCACTTAACTGAAGATGAAGTAAATTTTTTAATTGAAGATAGTTTTATTTACAATGAAGAAATAGAAGAGGAAAGAGACGTGAGAAAAAAGAAAATAGCGCTTAAAGAGCAAGTTGCCAGCGCGAAAGCCCATCTGGACGGGCAAAAGTCCAAATACTATGAAGAAATTAAAGCTGGATCAAAACTCACAAAAGAGCAACAAAAAGCAATTAATTTTTTTAATAGATACAATAAAGAGTCGGAAGAAAATAACAAGATAGTAGAAAAACAAACTAATACTTTTTTAAATAAAACAAACGAAGTGTTTAATGACTTTAAAGGTTTTGAATACAAAGTTGGTGACAAAAGGTATAGGTTTAATGTTAAAGACGCTGATAAAGTAAAAGAAAATCAAAGCGACATTAATAATTTTGTCAAGAAGTTCTTGAATGAAAATAATGAAATGTCAGACGCTGTTGGTTATCACAAATCTTTATTTACAGCTATGAACTCAGATGCTATTGCTAATCATTTTTATGAACAAGGCAAAGCTGACGCGTTAAAAGAAACTATAGCTAAGTCTAAAAACGTTAATATGGATCCTAGAAAAGTGTTAACAAACGAAAACACTAGCGGTCCTAAAGTTAGAATACTTGATGATAAAACTCAGCCAACCTTTAGAGTAAAAAAACAAATTTAAACAATAATTTAAAAAATAAATAAATATGGCAATTTCAAGTTATGGTAGCGGTACTTTTGCTGCTGCACCAATACAAGCTGCGTTAGTCTCTAATTATATAGACTTCGCAACAGGATCAGGGGTAGACTGGTCACAACAATATCTACCAGATTTGATGGAAAAAGAAGTTGATATTTTCGGTAACAGAACAATATCAGGATTCTTAGCACAAGTAGGAGCTGAGGAAGCTATGACTGCTGACCAAGTTGTTTGGTCTGAGCAAGGTAGACTTCACTTAACTTACACTTGTCAAATCCAAACTGCATCTTCTAACTTAGTAGAAATACAAAATGATGTAGATGGAAACTCAATAGGCGCTAATCACGGTGTTAGAGTTGGTGATCAAGTTTTACTAGCTAAAGCTGGTACTACTATTAGAGGTTATGTAAGTGAAATTAGTTTAGATTCTTCTGGATCTGCTGCAACTTCTTCTAACCAATTCATTAAAGTTTTACCTTACAACATCGCTGCTTTAAACACGTCTTCAACGTTTGCTGATTCAGACAATACTTGTAGAATTATGGTTTATGGTTCTGAGCATGCTAAAGGTACTTCAGGTAAGTCTGCTGGTAACAAGCCACAGCACAAATCTCATACTAACAAGCCAATCATTATGAAAGATTTATATGAGATCTCAGGATCTGATGCTTCTCAAATTGGTTGGGTTGAAGTAACAGGTGAAGCTGGTCAAAACGGCTATATGTGGTTTTTAAAAGCAGAAGGTGATACAAGAGCTAGATTTACTGATCAAGTTGAAATGACAATG